CGCATGAAGGGTGCATCGTGTAATACACATAAATTCCTTTTATGGGAATCTATAGGTGAAGGAGTACTATTTGCAATGGCCCACTTTTTTATAAAAGGTGTTTGGTCTGTTTTTTTCATGGGAGTTGCACTTCATCTTTTATATGAAGTAACGGGAGTACATGCCTACTTTATAAAAACACGATGCAAAAAATAAAGAGTAATGGTATGTTGCAGACGTTATGTATGCCCGCTTTGATCTATCTTATTTTTGCAGTAACCCATGTCATTGTGGACATGTATAAAGAAAACTATGATAAAGCGCTCATACAGTTTTTTATAGGTGCTGTATTTACCTTTTTATTGAACATTTTGTGCCAATCAGGTCTAGGCATCATTTCATGGCTCATTGTGTCTATCCCATTTATCTTAATGACCACGATTGCAGCAATTTTAGTTTATAGTCTAAAAGTAGACCCATCAACAGGTAAGCCGTTGCCAGCAACACAGACACCAACCCATCCGGAAGGAACTACCTTTCCAATTCAGGTAAATTATACGAAAGTTCCACCTACTGGCAAACCTACTGCAAGTGTAACAACAGTTCCGCCACCTGACTATCCTGCGCCCGTGTATAATGTACAAACAGCGCCTAAATGCACATCGTAAAGGGTGTCATACTAAAAAAATTGAAACGTTCTCATCATAGATCTTCAAAATGGATTTTCATCTTGTCAAAGTCGCTCACGTGAAACATTGTATGGCGTACAAAAAGATAGTGTTTAAATGTATCTTTACTTCGCTACCCTTTTCACAAGAAGTTGAAAAATATCTCTTTACATTCATTGGCGTTTCCTTGTTGCCTTCAGTCTCTCTATCCTATACAGCAAGCGCACTTGGGCCTTTGCCTTTTCAAGGGTCGTTCCCTTTGCAAAGGTACGATCCTTACTCTTTACAGAATACAGACGACGATTTGGAAGCTTCCGAACTGTGAACGGCATACTGTTACAAGATATTTATTGATTATACAGCTTTTTCATTCCAAATTTTAGTTGATAAGTTTACCATGTAATTAGGTGCAAACAAATTATACAGAACTTATTATCTCGCCGTTACGGTAAACATAACATTTAAACGTTTGTTTTTTAGGTCTGGAACAGTACACATTGTTACTAGAAACCGTATTGAAATAGAGTAATTTATTCCCGCCTGCAGCAAGGATACCATTATAACAAACCATACTGTACAAAATACCTAGAACTACGCCTGATAAAATGCCACTCTTTTTGGTACAATTGGGAAAGAGTTGAAATTTCACCATGGTATCCATGACTAGCATACCTAAAAAGCCAATAACGACGTAATAATTCCAATCTTTATTCATAAACATGGGTTGAATCAGGTAAATCATGGTAAATACGATGAAAAAGGTGGACACGGAAAGATTAGGAAAATTCGTAAACAGAGGAATCAAGGGGTCACTGCAATTATCACCCATCTCATAGACCTTTGGGTCTTCACGGAAAAGTGATGTTTGCTGTAATAAAAAAATGATCACAATCCCTACAATACTTAACGCCAACCAAATGAACGCTTTCACGTCTCCACTGAATACGGACGATAGTATCATGAAACTACTAATGAATACGGGTGATAGTTGTACAAAATGTTTGATTTCTAATTTCATACTATATAAAGATAGAATTGGTTTTCAAGGTATGACCAAACTAAAAAATCTCGGTAACACGTGTTTTATCAATTCTATAGTACAATGTCTTTCCGTTCCTGAACTACATGATTGGTTTACAAATACTACCAAAGATTCTCTTTTATTCAAAGAGTACAAGGATCTAGATCAATTGTTATCCGAAGGACATGAAGGCATAGTACCCAACCGATTTGTTTCCGTACTTTATCATGTGTTACCTTTTCAACGATTTCAGCAAGAAGATGCGCATGAATTATTACTTTTTTTATTGGATGCATTTCAATGTCCCCTCTTTCAAGGGAAAAAGATATCGCATGTAGATACGACAAAAGTGGAAGAAACCTTTTTTAGTTTAGAGGTTCCAGTACGATCTACGTTGAGAGAATCTATGCGGGCCTATTTTGAACCAGAAGAAGTAGAGTGGAATGGGAAAAGAGTGATGAAATGGTATGAATTGGTGGAGATGCCTACGTTGTTATGGATTACGTTAAAGAGGTTTGATAATAAAAATAGAAAGCAAGATGGGTTTGTAGATATTCCGTTGGAAATGGATGGGTATGAATTAATCGCAATATGTAATCATGTGGGTAATACAAGAGGTGGCCATTATACGGCCATGGTGAAAAAAGAAACATGGTATGAATGTAATGATGAAGTAATACGTCCGACCAATCCAATCACGAACCATGCCTATTGTTTACTGTTTAGGAAAAAAACTGTATAGATACTATGAACCCGATGTATGCGGTATTACCCATGTTTGTTGTATTTTTTCTTATTTTGTTAACGGTAAATCAGTATAGTGCTTTGGAATGGATGTTATTGTTGATATTTCTTTCTATAACAGGTTTTTTTGGAATCCAATACTTTTTAGGTGTGGATTTAACGGCAACATTATCGTCCTTTTTTTCAAAGCCAGAAGTGAACGTAGATATTGTGACCGATGAGACAACCGAAACCACCGAAACACAACCAGAACCAGGCAAGACGCAAAAAGGTCCTGAAACGTATCATATCCAAGGTAATTTTGACTACTCTATGGCAAAATCGGTATGTAAAGCATACGATGCCACACTGGCCAGTTTAAGCCAAATCAAAGATGCGTACGAGAAAGGTGCGGAATGGTGTGATTATGGTTGGTCTGAAGATGGAATGGTTCTCTATCCTACACAAGAAGATTCTTGGAAACTTTACCAAAAAGAAAAGAAGGATAAGTGCGGGATACCAGGTATTAATGGGGGATATAATCCTAGAACGAGACAACGACTTGGGGTAAATTGTTATGGAGTGAAACCATCTGGAGTGATGCCTTTAAATCCATCACCGGTTGAAAAACCGAACTTGCCAAAACAAGGTCTTATCTCGCCATTCAATTACAAGGCATGGAGCCAATTATAGAGACATACTATATGGACGATTGGGATACGGAACCATTAGATATTGAAGAAATGCGTAAAGAGTCAAAGGACGATGGCTTAACACCTGAACAAAGGGAAAGGAAAGCTTTAATGGAACATCTAAAATATGCTGAAGAAGAATTAGAATCTTTAAAAGGAGCTGAACTTAAATTGCATCAAGAATATATAGCCTCTATAAAAAACCAATTGAGACGTACAGGAGGTAAAAAGTCAAGAAAGAATAGGAAGTCAAGAAAAAACAGAAAAGCAAGAAAGTCAAGAAAAGCATAAAGAGAAGACCAATCACTAGTACATGTCCAAAACCAACACACTACATGGACGTTTAGGAAATCAATTCTTTATCAATGTAGCCGCCAGTTTACTCGCCGAAAAACACGACCTCTACATAGAGTATGAACACGGTGAGGATGTGCGGCCCTTATTTCCTCTCTTTGTAGGTAAGCGTCGCCATCCTACAACCATGATGGTCACAGATGAAAATTATATGGACCTTTACAACAGGGAATCCATAGAGTCAAACCTCTCCTTTCACGATTATTTTCAATCTAAGCACGTTACAACGCTAACCCACCGCTACGTTCAGTCTAAAGTAAAGCTTCCCTATAAACAAAATAACGATTGTTTTTTGCACGTAAGACTTGGTGATGTAGCTAAATGGAATCCTGGTGCGGCACATTATCTGGATATCCTCGCTACGTTGAACGTAGATCGTGTTTACCTAAGTACGGATAGTCCGGATCATCCGGTTGCACGACAATTGTTGCAACACGCGCGGTTGTATGAAGGGTCACCGGTAGATACGATTTTATTTGCGTCCTCTTGTCGCTACGTTATCTTATCCCATGGTACCTTTTCAGGTATGATTGGATATTTGGCGAATGAATCTACGGTTTACTTTGTCAAGGAAAGTGAAAAAACGTCATGGGATTATTTTGGTGGAAATGGTAAATTTGATCTATTTGAAGGAAAGTGTACGAAGCGAGGTAAATTTATAGGTGTTTAAAAAGAACGATCTAAAATATGATAGGTTCCTTTTGCACTCATTTTTGTACTTAACCACTCATAAATGGCTAAATATACGGTATTATCAGGGTATTCACGGCAGGTAAATAAATCAAACGATATATACTTTTTTTCAGGAAAAGTATGTACTGATAAATGTGATTCCGATAATAAGAATAGTAATGTGTACCCTTGTGGTTGAAACACATGTTCTACTTCTCCTAAAATCTCATAGTGATGTGCCTCACATAATTCTTTACACAAGGCTTTCAAGTCAAGGTCAAAGGACGGAATGTCTTGAAAATCACAGATTAAATGTTTTCCGGCATATGTTTTCATGGCAAACATACAACATGTATCACGTATGTTCTAAGTGTGTTAACCAATTGTAGTAGGATAACGTACGATCTACGTAGATCCAGGATTCAGGATGAGTAGAATAACATTCGGTGATGAAAATGGCATCGGCCGTATATTCATCTACCATCCATCGTATGTTTTGAATCAAAGAGGAATCTATTAAAAACATTGCCGTATCTATGTGAAACATTTCTATGGTATCTCCTTTCAACGTCTCTGTAAAAGGAAATTCTTTAGCATTTCGTTGTTGATCAAACGTATAGATATGATTGGGTTCAATCGTCAATAGAAAGGAAGCCATATCCGGATGCATCAACGTATCATCGTCTAAAAAATATACATACGTATCACCAATTCTATCCAATGCGTAATTGCGTTGGATATTTCCCGAAATGGAATGACCTTGACAACCATACTCTTGTATGTGTGCATCGTTGAACAAATGTGCATTAGGTGTCACCGACTCATCGTAGACAATGATCCACTGCTCTACATAGTTAAAGGGTATACTTTCTTTGATTCGCATTAAATTATGTGGACGTGTACAAGGTGTAATAATGGTAATTTTTTTAGGGAGTCCGCCGTGAATGGTCGGAGGTATACGTTGAGTAGTGAATACTTTGGAAGGACCGTGTTTGTACATGTCAAAATAAGCGAGTAATTCTGATTCACTCGCATCTATGGAATAAAAATGGATACGTGTCATCTTGAAACATTCTAATACTTTCATGTTATCACGATGGTCCAACAGAAGAAAAGTGTTCTGAGGTAAGTAAAGACGTTTGATTTCTGTAAAATGTTGATGAAAGGCGGCAAATCCAAGGATACAATAGTACGATTCGTACGTGGACGCAATACCGTTACAATAACGATAGACAAAGGACGGACGTTTCCAAATAGGTAACGATAGGTCGCTTGTATCTACTGCGCCTTTTTGTTCCATGACGTCCATGATGCGCAATGTTTTATAACAGAGAGGAGTAAGATGATCTCGTAAACGATTGATTTCAGAGTTACGGATCAAAGAAAAGTTATTCTGTTGATCATTCATGTATTGAATGTAGCCGAGTTTTGGTATTCTAACCATTTTGGTATGAACGACCGTTCTCAACAATAGTTCATAATCATCACAAATGGGTAAATATTCGTTATAATTGCCAATATCTAGTAGAACACGACGCCTCCACATACGTGCATGGTTCGGGACAGAGACAATATGACTCAATGTAGCACTGTTGATGTTGGGTGACATGGCAACAAATACCCATTTTCCCTTGTAAAACTGACGATAATAGCCACCGTAGCCGAGACTAAAATAATTACCGTAGTGAAATGGTTCACCATTTTCATAAAGATTACAATAATCCGTGTAGACAAAGCCGACCTCTGGATCTTCAAAAACCTTGACTGCATCGGACAACAAGGAAGGCACAATTTCATCGTCATGATCTAGCTCTAGCACGTAATCACCTCTGCATAGAGAAACGGCTTCTTGTTTGACGTTTCCTATGAAACCGTGGTGTTCACGTTTAAACAACCGAATACGAGGGTCTGTCAACACGGTTTTTAAATAGCTGTAATGATCGTCCATGGAATCATCTACGACAACCCATTCCCAATCAAGCATGGTTTGGCAAAGTACGCTTTGGTAAGCGCGCTTTATTTTATCGTAGGAATGAAAACATGTTGTAAAAATGGAAAAGATGGGACGTTGTGGTGACATGACTAGTTTCATGTAGGCATCCAATACATGCGCGTTGATGACACCTACATCTAGTGAAGGTAACTGAATCCATCGCTTCTTCAAACGATCCGGTAAATTCAGAAAACAATCACCATAGGTGAGTAGTAAGGGGTACTTGCATTGAAACAATACATTAATTTCGTCTAGACTTACGATACGAATGGTAAAGGTAAACTCTTCCCGATGTTCTGTAAAAAAAGAATAAAAATCTTTAGAATAGACAAGTACATGGGGATACATACTTTTAGGATGAATTTTTCTTTAACATGGTTCTAGAACGGGTCCTTGAGGAGTAAAGACTATCACTAGTCCAAAGGGTAGTTGACTGAACCGCTTGTACATTTTGCATTGATCTATCAACTCCATCCGATCTCCACACATCATGATCACCATGCGATGATCTATGATGATGTCTGCCGTCAATGTACCCACGAAGCGGTTACGAAAGTGAATGGGAATGACCTTGTCTGTTTCAAAGGCCATGTTTGCATCTTGAAGGGAAATGATAAGGGCAGATTGGTAGACGGCTTTGGAATGACCATGACCAAGCGTGTACTGAATTTCGTTGACCATGTCTTGAATACGATCTTGGAGATTCATCTTTACAAGGGAAAAGAATGAACGAAATCAATTTTTTTTGAAATAGAATAGTATGAGTAGAGTAGAAGAATTAAATGAACGTTTGTATGCTAGAAATCAAGGAGATACTCCTGCTTTTTATTTTTCACCGAGACCCGTACCTACAAAGTATACCATGATGCCAGTGGTAGATGAACATGTACCAGCAAAGGACATTACGTGCAAACCCATTTTTGACACGACAAAACAGTTCTTGCCTGGTTCTAATGCACCATGGTCGGGTAAAGCCAGTACGATTGATATAGAGACGCAGCTGTACAGACCGCAAAGCTACTTTCCGTCTAGTCAGAGTGACTTGTATAGAACGAGAGCACCACCAGTAACAAATACCATGCAACCATTTCCTCACTTATTTGCAACAGTTCGTACCTCGGAAAATGGTATCAAATCAAATATTCCAGAGAAACAGTTTTTTTATAATGATACAAGAATAAAAAACATATCCTAAAGTCATTTAGAAGGGAACAACTATCAAGGGTATGGAAAAAAATAAAAAAAGAGGTAGGAAACCAAAAGGCGGAAAAATTATGGATTCGTCACACTCCGAATTAGTGATGACTGTTTTGGAAAACATTATTTTACATTTGAAGTGTAGCAGTAAGGATATTTCAGAGATACGATACAATCATACGATTGTAGACCCTTTCATAGAGGAAGAGTGTCAGGAGCCACTCAAGACGTATGCAGAGGATAATTTGCATCAAAAGATTAAAAATATATCATCTCGCTTACATACGAATGAAATCAATGGACGATCAGATTGTTTTTGGTGCACATGTCCATTTGATACGGCATCATTTTACATACCAAAGGCAATCCAGCAAGGCCAGTATCAGGTGTATGGTTCCTTTTGTTGTCCGGAATGTGCGGCCGGCTACTTGTTCAAGGAAAGAATAGATCATTCTACAAAGATGGAGAGGTACCATTTGCTACATGATTTTTACGAGTATGAAAAGTCTATTGTGCCGGCACCATCTCCCTACTACTTATTATCTAAATATTATGGATCTCTGACCATACAAGAGTATCGTCAAATGATTCGTGAAAAGGTATGTATGATGATAGATAAACCATTTTGTTGTCAGTACCCGGAACTTGTACAAACGATGGATTATTCCAAGCAATATAAATTATGTCGTAAGACTACCTAGGGAATCCAACCATATTGGCGCCGATACCAAACCCTGCGCCAGTCCTCGCAGTCATTCCCATACTGGGAATGTAAGTGTCTAGAATAGAAAAGGTGGCTGCAGCAGTCAAGGCAATAAGGGCGACCTCGTCCAAGGTGAGTCCCTTTCCTTTAGGAATGGCGTAAGCAGCAATGGCAACCATTAAGCCCTCTACCAAGTATTTGATGGCGCGTTTCAATAATTCTCCTAAATCAAACATAGTATCTCTATAGAAAAAAAAAGAATATAAGATAAAAACTTAAATAAAAAAAGAATGGTACTACTATGCCTTATGTGGATCTATTAGAGGAAGATAAACCTATTGCTCAACAAAAGTTTGTTTGTGTATCCTTTGTTTCACCCGAAACGATCCTCAAACAAAAGGAGCAATTTTTCTTTGAACAATTTGTAAAGAATTGGGATTTCTTAAAATCCATGCAAAAGTATGCGGCATTTACGGGGTTCCTTTCCTACAAGTATAACTTACCGGCGGATCAATTGACACAAGACTTTTCAGAGTTTTGTAAGGAGGAGACGGAAGTCCTTTCTAAAGAATCCGTGTCGGATGACTACAAGACGTTTTTAGACAAGTACATGGAATCGCTAGAGTTAGAGTTCAACAAGAAACACGATTTCCAGACGAATACCCGTGGTCTCAAGATTCGTGGTGTGTATCCTTCGCAGGAAGAGGCGGAGAAGCGTGCCAAGTTGCTTCGCGAGAATGATCCACATTTTGACGTCTTTGTAGGTCCCGTAGGTATATGGATGCCGTGGGATCCAGATGCTTACCGTACGGGTAAGGTGGAGCATTTGGAGGCAGAGCTGAACCAGTTGATGGACAACAAGCAAAAGAACGAGGCGAGTGCAAAGGAGTATTTTGACCAGCGTGTCAAGGAGACGAAGCGGAAGGCACATGAGGAGAATAAGAAGAAGGCGATGGAGAATGGAAACAAGTTGACGCAGACCATAGATGAACAGGGTAATTTAGTGAATGTGAGGAATATGGAAGAGGTAAAGAATGCATTGTTCGGGAAAGATACTTAAATACGTGACCTCAATACATGTAATGTCCTTGAAGTGGACAATCGCAATCTATGTTAGCTGGCTTTTGCTGCATTATGGTGCAGCACATGCTTATACGTATCTTTGTGTACCTGCTACTTGGAAAGGCTTACTTTTTTCGCCTTTTATTGTACCAACCTTTCATTGTACTGGATTACGATGGGTGGTGTATACGGGTGGCAATAAAATGGTATCTCTATGGATGTTGGGTGGTGCTTATATTTTAGGAAAAGTAAATAATCAGGTAGAATATGAAGGTGTTGATTGAGTTTATTGGAACGTGCTTCTTTTTGTATGTTATTCTAGCAACGGGTAGTCCCCTTGCGATTGGTGCTGCATTAGCAGCAGCGATCTACGTAGGCGGTGGAAATTTTAACCCGGCTGTAACTATCATGATGATTGCGGCAAAGAAACAACCCATAGAGACGGCATTGCCCTACATCGTGGCACAAGTAGCGGGTGGGTTAGCGGCTTTGGCGTTGTACAAACTCTAAAAGTATTGTGGAACTTTATTGTATCCCAACTCGTTTGCTTTCACTAACAAGTCGGAAACGGGAGCCTCTATGCAGTAGACGTGTATGGGATGATCGCGTGGAAAATGTCCTTCTTGGTGCAGGAGGATGGCAGCCATTAAGCGATGATGACCATCTACGATGGCGTGACTACCGTCTACTTCTCGTGAGACGAGGAGGGGAGATTTGAATGTATGGGGACGTTTTTTCCAAGCTTCGGCGATTTGTTTACTGCGACTGATACGTATTTCACGTTGGGAAACACGTAATACATGTAGGGGGATAGTGATACGCTTTGCGGGTATCCCTATTTTTTTTTGAAATTCTTTCATCTCTTTAAGGTCGGAGAATTGAGGCATAAGGTAACGAGGTAGTAAGTTGGACATGCTGGGTGGAGCTAAACGTTCACAGAAGCCGTGGTTGCATGCGTCATCTTTTTTAGGGTGATGTTTTTTATAGGTTTTAATACGACGGCGAAGTTTTTGTGTCATATTATATTATTTTTTTTAAAATACGATGAGGATAAACAGTTGTTGGAAGTAAAAATATTTTAATTACATAAACTATGAAATGCAAAATAGTGATTGCTAGGTACAATGAAGACTTGTCTTGGTTGAAAAAAAAAGATTTTCACTATCCATATCTAGTCTATAACAAAGGTTCTAACTCTGATTTTTATAAATCAGACATGTTTGTGAAGGAAATAAAACTAAAGAATGTAGGACGTGAAACACATAGTTATTTTACTCACATTGTGAATAATTATGATACATTAGATGATTTGACTATATTTGTTCCTGGATCAGTAGAAAGTAAAAATAAGTATAAACGGTCAATACGTTTGATGCAAGAAGCAAAAGGAGACACGTTTTCTTGTTTTCGCGAAAATATATTTGAAAAATATAAAACATTCAAAATAGATAATTATTTGTGTAGCAATAAAAAAAATAGTGCGTTGAATCCAGATTCTACTATAAAAAAATCAAAGACAAGACCATTTGGTAAATGGTACAACAAAACATTCAAACATGGTCATAAAAGTACATGTTTTACAGCAAATTCAATGTTTGCATTAACGAAAGAAACCATTTTAAGTAAGCCTAAGACATATTATGAATCCTTACTACAACAAGTAAATAATCATCATAACCCTGAAGAAGTGCATTATTTTGAACGTGCATGGGATAATGTTTTTTATC